GTTGGTTTCCATGTTGCCGGTGCTGCAAAGCGTCGTGTTGCAATGTCGGAAGCTGTTGTATATGAGGAAATCGCTCCCATTGTGGAAGAACTTGAATCCGTTGTGGCTTTTCCAAATGTGTGTGCTGCTAGGGCTCATCCTTCGGTGACTTTGCCATTGACTGACGCTTACATGTTGCCAGATGGTAATTTTTCCTATGTTGGTGTTTTACCTGTTCATTTGGCTCCGAGAAATCCGACAAAAACCGATCTCGAACCGTCTGTCATTGCTGGTCTCATAGCAGATCCGATTACTGGTCCAAGTGTTTTACGTAGTGATGATCCGCGTGTGATTGAGCCTTGCTCTCCGTTGAAACGCGGTGTAGAGAAATACGGGAACGTCAGTCCTGCAATACCCGATGCTATTGTCGATGAAATTTACGAGTTTGTTGCAGATGAATTCATTCGTGGACCATGCGAATATCCAAAACGTTTGCTCACTGAGGAAGAGGCAATTAATGGTATCCCCGGACTTAAGCACGTGGAAGGAATGAATATGGCATCGTCACCGGGGTGGCCTTATGCAATGCGCAAGCCTAAGAATGCTTCACTGGATCAGGGAGGCAAACGCTTTTTGTATACGCAACAGGATGATTTAACATACAAACTCACTGATCCTGGTTTGCGTCAAGACATTGAAGTACGTGAACGTCGAGCGAAGAAAGGCAAACGCACGCCCTCATTATGGGTTGATCAATTGAAAGTTGAACGACGGCTCCTTGGGAAAATACTTGCTGGTTTGACCCGTGTATTCACAATGTGTGCTTCGGATTTCTGTCAGCTTTTTCGTAAATATAATCTTTTGTGTGAGGCGCATATATTTAGTCGTCGCTTGTTTACTTCATCTATTGTTGGTATTAACCCCGCATCTATTGAATGGGGTCTTATGTTGTTTCGTATGCTTAAAATTTCATGTCTTGGTTTTTGTGGTGATTTCAAGAATTTTGATGGTACTGTATTTTTATTATGTATAATGATTTTGTGTCGAATGGTTAATGAATTTTACAGTGATTCAAAGGAAAATCAACTTGTGCGTGCAGTGTTATTTGATGAAATTATGCACACGGATTCGATTCTGATGAATCTTGTTTACACCACACATGTTGGTAACCCGTCTGGGAATCCAGCCACCACTTTGGTTAATACTATTGCCAATCGTGTATATGGTTGCTTGGTGTGGATTGCTAAAACGACAAATTTACAAGCTACTGAAATGCGCAGTTTGACCAATTACCGTAATTTGGTTGTTTGCTCACTTTACGGTGATGATATGGCAAACGCTGTTCATCCAACAGCGCAGCCTTACTGTAATTTGGAAGCTTATAACCAAGTTCTTGGAAGATTCGGATTGAAGGTTACTGCACCGGATAAACTCAAGCTTGCTACGGAAGAATTGGAACCGGTCCTGAAAGGCACTATGTTGAAACGTGGCTATCGAGTGATTGGCCAGAACGTTTACCCATTGTTTGATGTGCCCGAGATGATCGAGCGTGTCAATTGGATACGCAAAAGTCCGGATGCAACACAGGCAACAATAGATAACTGTAATGATGCCCTGAGAGACATGTTCTTTTACGGTCGTCCGCCTTTTCAACGGTTGCGTAGCCTGATTATAGCAGCATTTGAATTTCGAAATTTGACAGTTGCTGATCGCTTGCTTAATTTTGCTGGGCTCGTTGAAGAACACCGAGGCGTTGGTTTCAGTTTTCCAGTTGAGTTCTATAACAATGGACTGACTGATGTGCGTTTTCAACCGATTCCGTGCACTCATCCTCAGGTGAAGCAAATTGCCATGAGATCGAATGATATTGATCCTGTTCCTTTACATGTTCAGACCGAAGAAATGGATCAATTGGAAGCGCAATCTGGTCTGAGCAGAGAAAAAGATGGTTATGCCTTACCATCTGTATTGCAGAACTCTATATTTCTGCGAAAAGGCATTGAATGCCAGCTGGCGTTTTCACAATTTCCATATACCGCTATGATACCACCTGAATTAAAACATGATATTACAATGATTCAACTTCAAGTTAACAAATTGACAAGGAAAATCGAACGTGCAGTCGATGAACTGCATTTGGCTTCAAAGGAAATCGAGATCATTGACAAAACAATTGCTGACATGCGCAAATTTTGTCAAGAAGCTCCGCTTGACAGTGATTCTGAGAGTGATGAACTGTTGCCTCAAATGGGTTTGTTTACGGAACTTGGAGGAACCTTTGATTCAATTATTGGTGACCTCATTCCTGAAAACATTTCTGGTGACTTGTTTGACACTGTTAGTTCCACTGTTGGCGGATTGCTCGGCAGTGCCATGATGGATCGACCAACTGATTCTCGGCCTGCAGCATCTGTTTTACGAAAGCCACTTCCGTCATTGTGCCATGATAAGAGTGTCGACAACTGTAATCGGTTGACACTCAAGCCAAAACACGTACAAACGTCGGAATTTCACCACTTCGGAACACGAGCGGATGAAATGGACTTCGGTTATGTAACCAAGTTACCCACACTGCATAAGTTGGGGGTTGGTTGGAACACCGGACTTGCCAAAGGAACTACTTTGACAGGAGGATTGCTTGGTCCGCTGAGCATACTTCAGGAGATTCCACAAAATCAAATGGCTCAAGCGTTTGCGACGAACGTAATAAGACCGACCACCTTTGAAACTGCATTGATTCAAGGAGGTTTGCGTTACTGGAGAGGAAGCTTGAAGTTTAAGATAACTGTTGTGGCCAGTCCTATGATGACCGGACGTATAGCCTTCTGCTATTTACCCGGGATTTATGCTCGGACTGCTACCGCAATGTCGCTTACTCAAGTTCTCGGATACCAGAACATTATGCTCGACATTCAAGATGCCAAGCACACAGCTGAAATGGAGGTGCCATACATAAGCGTTTACCCATACTTGAAGGTTTGCAATGGGGTCGACTTTAACAATTTTGTTGGCAATGTGGGCGCTAATGTGGAGTTACAGAAATGGTTCACTGGGTCATGGCGTATCGTTGTCATTAATGAGCTTAATGCACCTGACACGTGCCCAAATTCGGCCTATGTGAACGTATTTCTGGGAGCTGGCAAAGATTTTGAAGCTGTGGGCAACTTTGATCACAATGCAACATTAATGCCGACGGTTGACAACATCACTGAAAATGAGTTGGAACCACAAAGTGGACCCAGTGATACTGCTGGAACGCGGAATTATGCTAACTGGGGTTCTACTGAATTGGCTATTGATACAACAGGAAATCCCAATCTTGGAGCAGTAGCAGAGCATGAACGACCGGTCGTTAAAGAAGCGCATGGACGTGGAGCTGTAGCCCCGTTATCGCGTAATACAACGGCCGCTGACCATCGGTGGAAATATCCGGACATGATGGAGAAATTCGCATTTTTGAAGAATGGCAATTGGACGACAGGAACTGCTGCTGGTTCTATTCTGGAAACTTTGAAAGTGCCAACTGATTTGATTGTATCTACAACGTGCCAGACTTCTCTGCATGGCGCAGTTTGGAAGAACTTTCGCTATATGCGCTGGCAAAGTGCTAAAGTGACCATCATGATCAATTCGAACAAATTTCAAGTTGGGAGCTTAATAATGTATTATGCTCCGTTGTTGGATCCTTTGGCAATGGATGCGCGTGTTGGTCCTTTTAATTTTGCTGCACAAACAACTGTGCCTCATGTGCTTATTGAAGCTGGTGCCTCAAATTCTGGTACAGTGACAATTCCTTGGATTTCGGGCATGGAGTATATAACGCCAGAAATATTTAACATCTCGTATATAACCAATCCTTGGCAAGAGTTGGGAACTTTGCGGATCGGTGTTTGGAATCCGCTTCTTGCTGGTTCTGGTCAACCTGCGACTGTGCCTTACACAATAGGAGTTGAATTTATTGGTTTGGAGAATCATGTGCCTGTTGTTGCTCCTTCTTTTGGTTTGGCATACGAGGAGAGTGATCAGGATCCTTGGCAGAAGGCGATTGTACACTGCAAACGCACTGGTGGAAAACTTGAACCACAAGCTGGCGAAGCTACGGGAGAAGCTCAAGAAGAGGAAAAACCTAAATTGACGCAAGCTGCTGCTACAATGGATAAACCATCAGTTTTGCACAAGGAAATCACGCCGCGAGTATCGCATTTTGGCGAGAGATTCACGTCATTTAAAGACCTGATTAAGCGTTCGTCGGCATATTTTACCTTGCGCAATTTGATAGCACAAGCTGTGAATGATGGTGTTAATGCTGAAACTGCATATTCATCGTCAGTTGCATTTCCAGTGGGCGTCCCAATTTCGAACAACGCTGGAACAGGAGTGCCAAATTATCGTGGCCCACTTGGTTGTGTTGGCTTGATGTATGGCGCATGGAGAGGTTCGTTGAAATATATGGTGCTCCATCGCGTTGATAAAACTGTTACTTGCCAGAACCAGGTGTATTTCAACCCAATGGACAATCTTACGGCTGGACGAATGAAATCCAATGATTATGATAACCGAAATTCTAGAGCTGTATCCAATTATGTCTCCGATATGTTTGCGTCCGATCCGAACGTATACAAAAAGGGTGACAGTGCAACGCTCAATGGTTATCATTATTCGTCTCGGGGTACACTTGCTGCAGTGGACTATACGGATGACGGAGCGAGTTGGAACTGGGTAGAGGTTCCATTCTGGAGCCAATACAAGATCATGAAGGTGCCTCAGCATCAAGCTGAAGGATTAAATTACGATCGTGGAAACGCGGGCGCACCATGTGATCACACTTGCTTGGGAGAGCTTGTGGCAGTTTCAATTTACCGAACGGGCCAAGTGGCAACCGATCTTTACGATGAAGTCACTGCACTGGTTGCGGCTGGAGACGATTTTCGTTTCGGCGTCCTTTATGGAGCAATGCCGTACACTTTTCGCCAGTTTAACAATGCACCGAATGTCAATCAAACGACTTGTCCTGCTTTGTACGATTGTTGGAGTGCTGCACCACAACCATTTTAA